CGATGATGGAAATATTATTTGTGTATAAAATTTACATTAAATTTAATTTTCTGATTAGGAAAATTATTTGCAATTTGTATAAGGCTATTTAATATTGTTAATAGTGAAACTATACGAGTTTCATTAAATGAATGAATTTGACTTATGACTATAAGTCAGTTAAGCTGTTGATAGTTTGTTCTTTTTACTTATGGTAGAATTAAAACCAGAACAAAAACAAAACCCCCCAGGAGATTTTAACAATCTCTCAATACTTATCCTCCCTGATGGAGAAGAAACTTTTTATGAAAGTGCTGGACCTATGTCCCCACTTTCGAATTATTATGAATCCGTCCAAAGAATTTTTGGAGATGATGATGAAGAAGATGTTGATGGTATAATCGCATCTTTTAACGATGTTTATATGCAATCGGTTGGTGAGTACCAATATGAAGAAATTCAAGAGCAACTTGAATTTGAAAATGTTGATCTAGATGTAGAATTATTTTTTTACAAAGATCCTTTAAATGATACCAATTTCTATGGTATTTTTGAAAATGAATCACTTAGAGAATATGGTCTCTTTGATGAAATTAGTCCACGACAATATACTACTCTTGATTTTGAATGCAAGAGAGAATATATTGTTGGCAATAGACTAACCGAATTATGTGATGAATTATATCTACATATATTGTCTTTTCTACCCAGATATATTCCTGATATACCGTTGAGTCCTGTTTTTGAGAAATGTATTTCAAATGATCAACTTAATTCAGTTATAGGAGTGAATAATATGTATACTCGTATGCAACGAAGATCTAGCACTAATGACCCATTAACCATGCGAAACAATTTATTCTACTTGATTGAATCAGTGCCACACGCATCTTTATTTCATCCTGTACCTGAACTTGAGGAACCATTCTTCGAAGTGACTTTTAATCATGGTATCACAAGATTAGCTTTATGGAGAGAAATTAAACAAGCAGTCATTGAGCGTGAATATAGAATGTATATTACGAAATTCAATTTTCTTAATGAAATAGAAAATTTTGATAAGAAAACACTGCGTAATTTAGAATTTAGAGTTCAATCTTGTTATATCCCATGTGATTTGGGACGTG